CGGGATTTATGAATGGCACCGGGTGCAGCTGCATATCATCGCCGCCGGGTTCCGCGTGCCCTATGCGCTGATGACCGGCGATCTGAGCCAGACCAATTTCGCCTCCTCGCGGGTTGGCCTGAATGAATTCCGCCGCATGGTCGCGCAAGTACAGCATCAGACGCTGATCCCGATGTTCTGCGCGCCCATCTGGCGCTGGTTCATTGAAATGGCGCAGGTGGCGGGGCTGCTGCCAGCTGACGCGCACATCCCGGCGCAATGGACACCGCCACGATTTGAAAGCGTCAATCCTCTGCAGGATGCACAGGCTGATATGCTCGAAGTGCGGGCCGGGTTTTCCAGCCTGCCACAACAGATCGCCCGGCGAGGCTTGGATCCGGAGACATTGATCGCCGACTGGGCGGCATTTGCCGACAAGACCGACGCGCTGAAACTGGTGTTTGACAGCGACCCGCGCCTCGTCAGCAAGGCGGGCCTCGCCCAAGCCGTTGACCCGACCCAGCCAACCCCACCGCCGGATCAGGACAACACCTGAAGGAGACCCACATGCCTGAAACCACCATAGACCTTCCGGCGCTGAGCCGGGAGGCGCATCTGCGCGCCGATACCGTGAACGAGGCCGCCCGCACGGTTGAAATCACCTGGACGACCGGAGCAACCGTGCGGCGCAACCGGATATTTCAGGATGCGATCGACGAGGAACTCTCGGTCGACCCCGATGCTGTACGGCTTGAACGGCTGAATGCCGGGGCACCGTTTCTGAACACCCACCGGGCCGGATCGCTCGAGTCCGTGCTGGGCGTGGTGGAGCCAGGGTCCGCCCGCATTGAAAACGGTATTGGCACGGCCACCATCCGGTTTTCCGAGCGCGCCGATGTTGAGCCGGTGTTTCGCGATATTGCCGCCGGGATCATCCGCAACGTTTCGGTCGGCTACCGCGTGCACCGCTACGACATTGAGAAACGCGATGGTGCGCCCGAGCTTTGGCGCGCGGTGGATTGGGAACCGCTGGAAATCTCAGCCGTTCCGATCGGGGCCGATCCGGGCGCACAGGTGAGAAATGGCGACGTACAGGGCGAGACACAAAACCCCTGCATCCTGACCCGACAGAGCAGCGAGCCAATTGAACACATTGAAATCACGAAAGGAAAAGACATGCCGAAGAGCAAGAAGGCAACGGAAACTGAAACCACCGACACCGTTCGCAATGAAGGTGCAGATCAGACCCGCACGTCAGAGACCACGGTTCAAACGCCAGCACCGGAAACCCGGACCGCGCCCGGTCCGGACGCAATCCGCACCGAAGAACGCCAGCGCGCATCGGAAATTCTAACCCTGTGCCGTCGACATGACCTTGATGGTCTGGCCACTGACCTGATCGGGCGCGGTGTCACTCTCGATGCCGCCCGCACCGAGATTCTCGACAAGATCGCCGATGCCGACCCGCTGCAAGGCCGGGTGCATGAACCGGCCCCGGCCAGCGTCCGTGGGAATGGCGATGCCGACACCGCCTATCGGGATGCTGTTGCGCAGGCTCTGCTGCACCGCCACAATCCCGGCAGCCATGAGCTGACCTCTGCCGGGCGGGATTTTCGCGGCATGTCCTTGATTGAACTCGCCCGCCATGCACTGGAACGGCGGGGCCAAACCACCCGTGGTATGTCTCGCCTTGAACTTGCCGGTGAGGCTCTGGGCACCCGCGCCGCTGGGGCCATGTCGACCTCCGATTTCCCGGCCATCCTTGCCAATGTGGCCAACAAGACCCTGCGCCAGGCCTATGCGAGCAGCCCGCGCACCTTTGCTGCTTGGGCTCGCCGCGCCACCATCACCGATTTCAAACCGGTCAGCCGCACCCAGATTGCCGGTGCGCCCGATCTGGAAAAGGTGCTGGAAAGCGGCGAGTTCAAATATGGCTCCATCGGTGAGGGCAAGGAAACCTATGCGCTAGCCACCTATGGTCGGATCGTGGCGATCACCCGACAGGTGCTGATCAACGATGATCTCGATGCCTTCACCCGCATCCCCTCGGCGTTCGGGGCAGCCGCCGCCGATCTGGAAAGCGATATTGTCTATGCGATCCTGACCCAGAATCCGAATATGGCGGACAGCAAGACGCTGTTCCATGCCAGCCACGGCAACCTTGGAACTGCAGCGGGCGTGACGGAAACGGCGCTGGGCGAGGCGTATCGCAAGTTCGGTTCTCAAAAAGGCCTCGAGGGACGTCTGATCTCGATCCTGCCGAGCTACATCATCACGCCGCCTGGCACCCGCGCGATCGAGGCGCGCAAGCAGATGACCCAGACGACGCCTGCGGCCACGGCGGATGTGAACACCTTCGCCGGGCGGTTGCAGGTGATCGAAGAACCGCGCCTCATTCCCTCCACCGGTAACGATCCGTGGTTTCTGGCGGCTGATCCGGCGCGGGTGGATACCATTGAGTACGCCTATCTCGATGGTCAGGAAGGTGTCTACACCGAGACCCGCACCGGCTTTGAGGTCGACGGGATCGAGATCAAGGCCCGGCATGATTTCGCAGCCAAGGCGATCGACTGGCGCGGGTTGTTCAAGAACGCCGGTGTTTAACGCAAACGGCTTGGCGGTGATGCCGCCAACCATTCCTTCCAACGGAGAACCCCATGAAAAACTACGTTTCCGCAGGCGACCACCTGTCCTTTACATCCGGTGCCGATATCGCTTCGGGCGATGCGGTGCAGCTTGGCTCGCTGTTCGGCGTGGCCACCGGCGACATTGCCAACGGCGCTGAAGGCACCATCAAACTGACCGGGACCTTTGATCTGACCAAATCGCCGTCGCAGTCCTGGTCCCTCGGGGTCAAGATATATTGGGATGCCACCAACTGGTGGGCTACGACCACGGCCACCGGCAACACGCTGATCGGAGCGGCGGCAGCGCCGATCGGTGGTGGCGCGTCTGAAACCATTGGCTGCGTGCGCCTCAACGGCACAGTTTGATCGAGGTTGTTAATGGGCGTCACCGACATTGCTCTGGCCGTAATGTTTGCAAATCCCGTCATGGCCAGGGATGCGACCTGGCATCCGGGCGGTGCCGGCCCGGGGCAATCCCTGCGGGTGGTCCTGTGTTCGCCCGATGCGATCACGGAATTCGGCGCGGCCCGGGTTTGGTCGGAAACTGTGTTGGCCGACCTTCAGGTGGCGGAGGCCCCGACGCTCGCGTCAGGCGACCGGATCGATATCGACGGCACATCCTACACTGTGCAGGGTGAACCGGCGCGCGATCGCGAGCGGCTGATCTGGACGGTGGAACTGGTGCCCGCATGAAGCTGAACGTGGAGTTCTCACCCGATCTGGTGGCTTTGCTGGAACAGGAAATCAGGGCCGGTGAGCGCGCCGTCACCGCTGCGATGAAATCTGCCGGTGCCGAGCTGAAACAGGACTGGCGGGAACAAATCACCCGTGCTGGTCTGGGCCACCGCCTGCCGCGTACAATCCGCAACAAGACCTATCCGACCAGCGGCGACAGCATCAATGCAGCAGCGTTCATCTGGAGCAATGCCCCGGAAATTCTCAACGCCCATGATCGTGGCGCGCCGATCCGCTCGAAATCCGGGTTCTGGCTGGCGATCCCGACCGAGGCCGCCGGGAAAGGTCGGCGCGGCGCGCGCCTGACACCGGCGGAGTGGGAGCGCCGCCGCAGCATGCGGCTGCGGTTCATCTATCGCCGCAATGGTCCCAGCTTGCTGGTGGTCGAAAAGGCGCGGATCAACACTCGCGGACTGGCTGTGGCCTCGCGATCAAAGACCGGACGCGGTCAGGTCAGCGCTCCAATATTCCTCTTGGTACCGCAGGTGAAGCTGCGAAAACGGCTGGATCTGGCGCGGGATGCGGAGAATGTGGTTGGGACGGTGCCGGGGTTGATTGTGTCGAGATGGGAGTAAGCTGATGGATCAAAAGGAAATCTCACTGGCCGCCAAAGGACAACGCGAACCCGTCTGAAGAGCGTGCTCGCTTGTGGGTTGAGTTGGTTCTGGGTAGAATTACGCCAAACCTAGGAGGAAAAATGCGATTCTTAACAAGAGCAGTTCCATTTGTCATTGCGATGTACATTTCGTTTCCGGCTGCAGCACAAACTTCTGATGAACTCCGAACAGAGCTGGACCTTGTTGTTGGGCAAGTTGAGCAGGCAAATTCAGTTATCGATCGATATGATGGCGGTCTCATTCGAGCGCTTGCAGAAACTCGTAAGGAAGCACTTCTTCTCTCAGAGGCTGTTTTACGAAACCGTATCCTTGCGGTAGAGGGTGGCGAGTCCATCGAGATAACCGTTCCGGCTGTCCAACCAGACGAAGCGAAGGCAATGCAAATTCTTGGCGAAATCGCCGACGCCCAGCGCCGCATTGAAGAGGCTGAAAGGGAGGCTGGACAGGCTGGTGGTTTGATCCAAGCCGTGGCTTTAAGCCGAGTTGAAACCGAAAAATTGACTTTGGCCCAACTTCAAATGGCGTATTTCCAAGCGAAATATGGCATAGCATTTCCGGCAGTTTCTGCCACTCAACGGACAAGCAGCTCAGAAGTAACTTCAGGCCGCCCCGAACCGTCACCAGATGCAGACACCACAGATGCACTTCCTTGGGCGGACCCGAGATTTCCCGGCATCGATTATTCTATCCAGCCTTTTGAACAGGCTCACAAAGACGGTGAAAAAATATCCGGGTGGTGGACTATCGAAACGGAACGCGCCGCAGTGGACGACAGCCCGAAAGTAACGGCAATCAACTACTCACAGCTTGAACCCAACAGTTTCGGTGGCGTTACGGCCTTGCTTGCACGTTGTAGTGAAGGCGATACGGCGCTGATTTTCGTGCAGGATGATTTTCTGACATCAGACTACCGGCGGAATAGCTTCGATATCACCTACCGAATTGACGACAACTCGGCGCAACAAACCCGATGGAGTAGCCTTACGAGCAATAAGGGTGCCGGGCTATTTGGGCGGGAAGCCGAACGGTTCATTCGCCAAATCTACGACGCAAATCGACTATTTATTCGACTGGTTGAAAAGAACGGCCAGCGGCATGATGCCACTTTTGACTTGTCCGGAGGCCTGGATGCATATGAAGATGTTGCATCATCGTGTGGATGGACAACACTGAGCCTGACGTCAGATGATTATCGCGCAATCCAGACAATGTTAAATGCTGGTGGTTTCAATGCAGGTACGCCCGACGGCCAATGGGGGCCGGGATCCCAGCGCGCGATGAAGGACTACCAGGCTTCGGTCGGTTTGCCAGAAACCGGTGCACCAGATCGCGCCACATTGGGTAAGCTAGGCTTTGAAGGGTGAAATGGGAGTTTATGGCGGCAGTCGCTTACCTGGATGTCTGCTGCAATCTGTCCTAATATTCGGGTTGAATTAAAGTCACCATGCCAACATCCCGCGAACTTACTCTGCAAGCCCTGCTTGCGGCACTCAAAACCGTGCCCGGCACAACCGTCCTGCGCGAAGAGGTGCTGCCCGAGCGCCTACCCTCAGGCGGCCTCGTGATCTTGCGTGACGGCGATCCGGGCGCGCCCGAGGTCACGTTGTCACCGTTGGCTTACCACTATGAACACCGCGCCGAACTCGAGGTGATCGTGCAGAGTAAGACACCTGCGGCGCGGGCGCTCACATTCGACACAATCGTCCAAGCCATCGGTTCCACACTTGTTGCCGACCGCACCCTGGATGGTCTCTGCGACTGGATTGAGGCACAGGCCCCGCAGCCCGTTGATCTGCCCATGGAGGGCGGAGTTGCGCTCAAGGCAGCGATCATTTCGGTCATCCTGACCTACAGCACGGCTGACCCACTGGGCTGACCCCCATCACCTGACCCCACCTCAAAACAAGGAACCTGAACATGGCACGCGCACAAGGCGCGCGGTCGCAACTCGCGGCTGCGTTCGAGACGACCTATGGCACGGCACCGGCAAGCGGATATTTCCAGATGCCGTTTGCCAGCGCCTCGCTGGGGGCCGAGCAACCCCTGCTGTCCTCCGAGCTTCTGGGTTATGGCCGCGATCCACTAGCCCCGATCAAGGATGCGGTGACAGCAGACGGCGATCTGGTGGTGCCGATCGATGCCGAGGCGTTTGGCTTCTGGCTGAAGGCGGCGTTTGGCGATCCGATCACCACCGGCACGACTGACAAGACGCATATATTCAAGTCCGGCGGTTGGGCACTGCCTAGCATGGCCATCGAGGTTGCCATGCCCGAGGTACCGCGGTTCGCGATGTATACCGGCTGCGTGCTTGATCAACTGTCGTGGCAGATGCAGCGTTCAGGCCTGCTGACGGCCACAGCCAAGCTGATCGCGCAG